ATCTCTTCAAAGATGCTTGCGTCTTCTTTGGCGGTGTACTTCTTTATCTCGTATTTGTCTCCGAGTTCGTAGGTCACTTCCCGATAGAGTAGGGCTGTAATTTTGTGAGCGTTTGCCCAAAAGTCTTCGAGGTGGTTTTCCATGTCTATCCATTCACCCGCTGTAAACTCATCCCAGTTCGGAATAAAACCGAAGCGTTTTCCGTCCATCTCAAAGACTTTCTCATGACGTGCAGTCTCTTGGGTCAGAAGATTGTCAAGATGCGCAGAAGCGGCTTCTATGAGCTTCTGAGGCATCGCACGCAGTTTCTCCACCGAGTACCCCGAACAGATAGATATCTTCTCGAGGGGGTTGTCTGCGGTCATCATAACCTGGAGTTCTCCGAGTGAGAGATCAGACCATCGGTGCGGGAGTTTGAGTTCCATCATATGTATAACTCGATTTCTTTGGTTTCCTTACGTGCGGAAAGTTAGGGCAAAAAAAAAGCCCCGTGAGGGGCTTGTTATTCTTGAATGACTTTATTGTATTCAGTAGCTATTGATTCGAGGCGGTCGATCCAATATGATTCCGCCTTTAGCGTTTTCGCTGAATCTTTGTTCATTAAGGCTCTCTTGTATGCTGAGGTGAGAGCGTCGAGCATCTTCTGTCGGTTTTTCATTGTTTTACTTTGTTTCTGCTCGTTTTACATTAAGCCATCTCTGCTCTGTACCAATCAGAAGCGAATGTCTTCGCACCTTTCAATGTATCAAAGGAGAATGTCCCTCCGTATGTAGGCTCTGCGCGAAATGTCCATTCTACGTTAAGCTCCCACTTACCATCGAACTTAGAGATTGTAAAACGATAGAAGTCTTTCGTCTCAAAAGTGTAAGACTGGATTCCCTTGTTAACGAGAGTGAGAGTGCGGGGGGTTGAGAGCTTTGTCATAATTGCTTTGTTTTTGTTTCGTTTGATGTCTCAAAGATACGCAATTCTTTTCTTTATCTCCAAATTTATTTTGCTTTATTTCGTTCTTTTTTTCTGAATCGCTGTGTTTACAGGGGTTTACGGATGAAAGTTTTTTCTACCCAATAGCATAAGATCCAAAGTTCGGGTTCGTTTGGTTGAATGTTATCGCGTACCTCATCGCGTCGATCGCGTGGTTGAATTTGTCGACGGGTTCGTTCAGTTGCTTGCCGTTCTTGTCTTCCTTCCATTTGTAATTGCGAAGCTCCCGGATAAGATTCACACTCCGAGCCGTGACAAGAAGCGGTCGCGAATGGAGGAATTGGATTCCGTTCTTGACGCTATCCTTTCCCTTTCTTGCTCCGTGAGTATTGAATCCGTGAGCGTGTATCTCGTCGATGCTCTTTGGCTCAGCGGAGTCACAGATAACAACATCCGATCGATCGACTTGATTATCTCGGAGGACTTTTGCAATATCCGAATTAGTGAGTCTTGTCGCGTAGCAGAGTTCATCGACTGCGAACCCGTGCCCGTCTGTATAGACTCGGACGATTGCGGTTGGGTCGTTTGTATATCCGAAATCGAGTCCGATGTTGAGGAGCTTGTATTCATTGGGGATTTGGTTTATTTCTTTCCAGTGGGTGAAGATGGTTGCTTGTGATGTTCCTCGTTCACCGAGACCGTATACTTTCCAAAAGTTCTCGTCTGCTGTTTTAAACCGCTCAATTTCCAAGACCACACTTTCAGGCAGGAACGGGTTGTCTTTGTACGTGGTGCGGAAGAACTCTGCGTCTTCTCGTGGGATGACTTCTTCATATATCCAATGGAATTCGTCTGATGGGTTATAATCTAAAAGCACCCTCCCCGTTGTTCGGAGGAGGAGTTGCCGCCAATCTTCGAGGTTTATCTCGTTGGCTTCGTTAATGAATAGAACGTCTCGCTTGCGTCCTCTGACCTTCTGCGGTTGGTCGATGCTGATGAACTCAACCATATTCCCCCACAGTTGATAGGTTGCATCGCTCTTGTTGTGGAGGTCGGGGTTGTAGACATCTTCGTTGTTGAGTATCTCGAAGAAGTCCCGCATCGCTGTTGCTCGAAGTGCTGGGAATGTCTTCCGGCATATCGTGATGACAAGCCCCGAGTTCTTATGACAAAGCTCAATGAGTGCCGTGAGGATGGAGTACGTCTTACCGGATCGTGTCCCGCCCTGGTGGATTTGAATCTTCGACTTACATTCTTTAACGTGGTAATATGTCGCGGGGAGTTGCACCATTTGCAAAGTATAAAAAAAGCCCCCAAAGGGGCTGAATGTTACAACCAGTCCCGCCCTATTGCATACTCTTCTGCTTGTTGCATTGCTTCTCGTTTTGTTCTGTAACGGCTTTGACAGCCTTTACTCGTTTCTTTGTTTCTACGTAACAAAAACCAACTTGAACCGGATTTACTTATGCTGTAATAGTGTGATTCCGTGTGTAGATACGTTGAAACTTCTGTTTTTTCCCAATTCATAGCTGTCATGTTTGCGTTTGTCATGGTGTAAAGATACGCAACTTTTTTAGCTATCCAACTATAAAGCGAAAAAAATTTATTCATCCAACCATGAGAGCGGCTTCTTCTCTTGTACCTCTATCTCTTGCCTTTCGATATATCCGCGCTTCTTGCCTTTAGTCTTCAAGAAGAAGATCGTCGCTGCTGGGTTGCCTTCCTTCACGAGTTTGTAAAGGTGCGATTCTGCAAAGTCGAGAACACCGTCTTGAATGGAGTTGACCGCGCTCTTGTATTCCTCGTCTGCCTTTAGCCATGCGTAATGGGTAGAGCGGTCAATCCCAACCATCTTCGCGGCTGTTGATACAATACCCAAAGACTTCTCGAGGGCTTCGAGCATCGCTTCTTTTTTAGTGTTGGATGTGTTGGTCTTAAGTGCTTCCATTACTTACCGCATAATTCGCATTTGACTTTCTCTTCTTTCTCTTCGGGTTCCTCTTGGGGATCCCATACGTTGAGCATCCAGTCGTTCAATTCGGTTGCATCCCATTCGTTCGCGAGGATGTCCATGTCGTGTTCTCCTGCGTTCGTGTTGTCCTTTATCGTGAACTCTCGGTCTTTGAGTTCGCCCCATGTAGCGACATAGACCGGAGCCTCGGTCAGTCCCGCTGCTTTGCACGCTTTGAATCTCATGTTCCCTCCGATTATAACCATGTCGGGGTTGACAACAATGGGTCGCGCTTGGAGCATCTCGGGGAACTCTCGGATGGATTGAACGAGCTTGTCGAACCTCTCCTCTTTAATCGTCCTCGGATTCCGGGGATTCTCCCTTATCGCTGAGAGTTTCATTTGCTTGTTCCAAGACGGCTTCGAGGGTATATCGGAATTCATCGTTATGAACTGCTAAGGTGAGGAGTAAAGTCGCGGGATCGTCCCCGGCATGGAGTCGGATTGCTTTATCGTTCTCCGTAATGAGAAGGAAGTTCTTCGCATGGAGGAGGGCTTTTCTTGCGTTTCTCATAGTCTTTAATTGATTCAAATATACGATGAGCGACTTGAGGAACTATTGCGTTTCCGTATGCTTTGATGGATTCTCTTCGCCACTTTGGAAAGGTAATACCGTCCAATTCTTTGGAAATCCCATCATCTCCTCCACAAACAGGGGGGACAGTTGGGAAGTTTTCCCAGTCATTTCTCTCGCTCTTTTGGTCAAGCTGTCCTGGTTCTCTTTTCCTGTTATCTTGTCGTGTTCTTGCGCTATTGGTGTCGGGAGCATTCCCACGCTTGCCATTTGTTTCAATGGGTTTTGCAGTGTCGAGCCGTGTTTCTCCTTCGCGTTCTTCCAAGCTTCGGGGCTTCTCGCTGTGTTCCAATCGAACGCATTCGGTGTCGGTAGCATTCCCGCCTCTGCCATTTGTGTTAAATGAATCCCGTACTTCGTGCCGGTCGTTTGGCTGGTGTTCTGCCCGTTTTCGTCCAGTGTTCGTTGTTTGTGGTGGTCTAACGTCTTCACGGTGGGCAACAATCCAAACTCTGTCACGTCGGTGGGGTGCGTTCGTGGCACAAGCTGGAATAATAAACGATTGTACGGAGTACCCGATAGCTTCCAAGTCAGCGCAACACGTTTCGAAAACCAATCCCTCTGACCAACTAACAAGCCCGCGAACGTTCTCGCCCACGACCCAACGGGGTTTACACTCTCCGATAACTCTAAGCATCTCTGGGAACAGGTGGCGTTCATCCTCTGAGCCTTTCCGTTTTCCTGCAACGCTGAACGGTTGACAGGGGAACCCTCCGGAGAGGATATCAAGTCTTCCAGAGTAAGTTGTCGCGTCGAACTCTTTGATGTCTCCGAATTGTTCTGCATTGGGGAAGTGATGCTTGAGGACTTTGCGTGGGAACTCTTCCCACTCGCAATTGAAGAGGTTGGTGAACCCTGACCATTCAGCCGCAAGGTCAAATCCTCCGATTCCTGAGAATAGGGAGCCATGAGTCATGGGTGTAAGATTCTGCCCTCAACATCCCGGGCGATATTCTCCAGGGTCTCTTTGTCGTATGGGGTCATGGGAAGAACCCGCTTCACGAGGAAGGGATCTCCTCCGAAGTGCTGGTGTTCGAATTTCTCTTTCCTGTCTTGTTTGAGGAATTGGCGGATGTTCTCCGCTATCTTCTCGCGTTCCGTTGTAGTGTAACTCATTCTGTTTCGTTTATTAGCTTCTGTAGCTCCTGAAGCATCCGACGGTTGCACGAACTGCATTGACTTGCTTGGGTGTTCGTTCCTGTAACCTTCGAATAAAGCTTCGCGAGCTGTCCGTTTGTTCTGAATTGGTTCTCTGTTTTGAGAAAGGTCTTGATCGCTTCGATGTCTGCTTGTTTGATTTCTGCTTCCCACTTACCGAGAGGACAGGAGGCAACCTTGAGACGTGTCTTCGTGGGCATATGACAGCCGCACAACTCCGAATCTGTGAAGGCTTCTGTCACGAGGTCTCCGCAACTCTTGGTCTTGTCGACGAAGTGTTCGCAGCCTTTGCAGATATTAAGTCGGTCAGTCCTCTTTTGTGCCGTTACGAAGAACATCTTTCAGGATTTTTCGGGTGATGTGTAGTGAGCGATAAAGGGTCGATTCTCCAATGCGAGACCGTCGAGATACGTCAGCCATGTTCCACCCTTGCAGGTATAAAGAGAAGATGGTTCTATCAAACCAGGATAGGCGGTCAAGGATGAGTTGCATTTGCTCTCGTTGAATGGCTTTTGTCCAATCGCTTTCGAAGGCTTGTTCTTTGGGGTCGGCATCTGTTACGTGATATAAGTCTTTGAATTTTCCTCGTGTCGCTTCGGTGTACATGGCTTTAACAAAGTACCCGAGCGGGTTTTCACTATCCCCATCGGGAAAGCGTTTGTCTAAACATCGAAGGTAAGTGTGATGTACAAGGTCGGAAGGGCTGTCCGTCCATCGTCGAGCGATGCGAACAAGTTTTGAATAATGCTTTGTCAAAAAGCTATTCCAACCCTTTCGACTTCCTGAGTTCA